TTGGTACTTAATTAATGGTACTCAATTGGTACTTAATTAATGGTACTCAATTGGTACTTAATTAATGGTACTCAATTGGTACTTAGTTATTAGTACTCAATTGGTACTTAGTTATTAGTACTCAATTGGTACTGTTTATCTCCTATTTAATAGGCCCCTATCTCCTATTTAATAGGCCCCTAGGGATGCTCCACATCATTTAATGACTCAACTCAATATATAGAGAATTAAGAGCACCTTAAATTCGAATAGTGGAGTAGCTCCAAGGGCCGCTGCTCAATACTTCAGAATAGGCCATAAATCCCAGAACTGTTGATGGTTAAATTGAAAGATTAATAAGTTATTAAAATATAAGATAGTCTAATTAAAACGAGGACTTAGCCTTCTTTTCTTTAGGGGGAGGGTGGGTGTTGGATATTATTAGTGGGACAGTCAATTTACAGATCTTGGAAAAATAGAGAAAAATAGAGAAAAATAAAAAAGAGTCAATTCTCCTAGTTTGAGAAAAATAGAGAAATATAGAAAAAATTAAAAAAGAGTCAATTTCCGAGTTTTGGAAAATCTTGGAAAAATACAGGTTTTGGAAAAAAATAGAAAAAATTAAAAAAGAATAAAAAGACCTTTTTTGACAGTAAGTATCTAGTATATAAGAATGAGAATACATCAGCACCAATCCACCGTTTTTATGTAAAATTCTTCCCTAGATCTAAGGAGCTAATTTGAAGCAAGAACTAGAACCAATAGTAATCGATGAAATTGTTAATATTGATAATGAAAAAGGAATGGTTTACACAGGTTCTGGTGTCGAAAAAGTAACAGCGATAGAAGTAGAATACTATAATAAGGATAATGATAGATCTGTTTATAATATGGTATCACCTCGAATTCAAGAAAAGTTAAAAAGACTATCAGTTCAAGAATTGCTGCTGACAGATGAGTGGGAATTGAAGGAGATAATAAAACCAACTCCGACATTGAACAGACTCCGAATTTCATTCTGGAGGGAATTTGATAGAGCACAAACCAAAAATACCGACATGAAAATGGTTAAAGTTTATGCAGGTATCTGTCCGAAGGAACAATTCGAAAGGTATCTTGATAATGATAATCATACTGTGTGGATATTAAAACCACCAGTGGATTATGTAAATGCAATGGAAGAAGCTTTAATGTTTGGTATTGACCGACTTAGAGAGATCTTAGAAATTCCTCTGGTTCAAACTCGACACATTAAATTGAGAGATGCTGATGGTGCAGACTATCTTGATACTTATGAGGAATTTGACCCAAAGACAGCAGAACTACTGATAAAAACAGTAGCAATGTTAGATATGAGAGTAAAGGGTGCCTTGGTTCAAAAGGTTGAACAGAAAGTGATAGCTGAGAATAGAAATGTTAATGCTAATTTAACAGCTACTGTAAGTGTAGAAAAAAAGGAAACAGTAGAAGAAGCAGCATTACAAATAGGAGTAGAGGATCTTGATGGAGAGATAAAAAGATTGGAAGAGACAATTAAGAAGGATGTTAAAAAGGTGGAGAAACCATTTAATAATTCCGAATTAAAAAGAATTAGTAAGGAAGGGATTAAAATAGAAGAACTGGCAGGAGTAGATTTAGGAAAGATAAAATCCCTTCAAAGTAAAGAAGTGCAGAACAAGGTGGGTGCCCGCCCGCCGAAAGTAATAGAAGTTGAAGAGAGAAATGCAGTAGAGATAGAGGATGTGGATACAGTGCTTGGAGGAGAAGAGGAAGAAGAGGTGATAGATCTTGATTTAGATTTAGGGGATCTATAGTGGGGATTGTAACAAAGGAAGAGGCAATAGGAGTTAAAAGGGTAAGTGGTAGATGGGAAATTGTACGTATGACTTTTCAACTTGATAATGCTAATAATTTTAGAACAATTTATCCTGTTAAAATACCCTTATCTTATTCTAATGGAGATAAGACTAATTTAATATTCTTAAAAAATACTAAAAACAATAGAACTCTATATAGAGAAACAGAAGATGAGTAAAGAATTACTTGAGAAGTTAAAGCTCCAAAAGCTTGAACACCTTCAAAAGAAAAAGAAATATTTGGATAATCTACCCCATCTCTATGGGTTTAAGTTCTATAAATGGACTAGAACTTTCTGGGATAGTAGAAATAGGATGATACTGCTTGTAGCAGGGAACCAACTCTCTAAAAGTTCTACTCAAATAAGAAAATTTATCTACTGGGCAACTGAACCAGATCTATGGCAAGAGCTTTGGCCAAAAAGTACCCCACGACAATTTTGGTATTTATATCCTACTTTAAATGTGGCAACTGCAGAAGTTGAGATGAAATGGATTCCAGAATTTATGCCTAGAGAGGAGATGAAAACTCATCCGCAATATGGATGGAGATTAAAATACAAACATGGGCAAGTTAATTATATTGAGTTCAATACTGGAATAAGAATTTATTTTCACGCATATTCTAAAGATTCTCACTCCATGCAATCAGGTACAGTTCATGCTGTTGGGACTGATGAAGAACTTGTAGAATCCTTATATGATGAATTATCTTTTCGTCTTGCTGCAAGTGAAGGTTATTTTAGTATGGTATTTACCGCAACGAGAGGGCAAGAGTTGTGGTACAAGGCGATGGAAAGAATAGGTAAAAAGGATGAAGCATTCCCTCAAGCTTTAAAGATTAGGGTGAGTGCTTGGGACTGTTTAGTGTATGAGGATGGAGATACTGATACCCCATGGAGTGAAGAGAAGATTCAAAATGTTATAGCAACTTGTGCTACAGAAAATGAAGTATTAAAAAGAGTTCACGGTAGATTTGTTGTAGACGATGGATTATTAGTTCCAGAATTTAAAAGAAGCGTAAATGTTGTACAACCTTATCCAATCCCAAAGGATTGGAATATTTATACTGGAGTTGATGTTGGTTCTGGAGGAAAGGATGGGCACAAAGGTGCCATAATTTTTGTAGCAGTTAATAAAGAGTTTACCAAGGGTGCAGTGTTTAAAGGGTGGAAGGGAACTAATCAAGAAACCACTACCGCAGCAGATATATTGGATAGATACCGTATTTTACGAGGAGTAATGAAACCAATAATGCAATTATATGATTGGGCATCAAAGGATTTCTTTACATTTGCTAGTAGACTTGGAGAGAGTTTTACAAAAGCAGAAAAGAGTCATGAAATAGGAATTGATACGATAAATACTTTATTTAAATTAAATATGCTTGATATTTTTGACATTGAAGAACTTCAACCTTTAATTTTCGAACTTCAGACTTTAACTAAAGGGGATGTCGAAGGTCGGGCAAAAAGACACGCAAATGATGATATGTATGATGCAAAAAGATATGTTGTTACCTCAGTTCCGTGGGATTGGTCAGCAGTAGCAGAAGAATACGCTGAACCAAAGGAAAAGAAGAAAGAAAAGGAATATGATGAGATAGCTGAGAGAAGGAAGCTGATGACTGGCTTTGAGAAGGATGAAGAATATAGAATTGAGAAAGAAATCGAGGAATTTAATGACTTGTATAACTAATGAAGAAAAAACTTTAAATAGTCAAGAGATTTGTAGTATCATTAAAGAATGTGGGGCACACAATGTGAGTTATTTCCGACTAGATAAGTTGGAGATTGAGTTTTACATTGAGGGCAGGGAGAAACCCACTCCAGAGGTATCCGAACCAACTCCAGTTCAGGACATCGCCACGAAAGATTCCATTATAAAATGTGAAGAGGACTATACTGAAGATATAAGTATGGAACTCAAAGCAGAAGAGTTGGCGAGTTTACATCTTACCGACCCTTCAAAGTATGAGGAACTTTTGGCAAATCCTGAACTAGTCCAAGAGTTTATGAGAGAAATCGACGAAACAGAAGGAGAGTAGGATGCCTAATTTGGATGCAGCAAAGCTTGAACGGTTATATAATGATGCCTCATCTTGTGATGATGCGATATTTTCAGAGATGCGATCAAATATTCTTTTAGTTAGTGGTGATCACTATAGTAAAAAAGGATCAAAATTTTGGGATAGGGTAAGGACTAATAAGGGATTGAGTGAAGCTCAGAAACTTAGACTTACAAAGAACCATACCCAGACGATTGTTGATGAAATAACCTCAAGAATCCTTTCCAAATCTCCAAACACCAAAATTGTTCCAAACAATATGGATGAAATTCAAGATCAAAAGACCGCAGAGATGGATAACTCTGTTTGGGAGTTCTATAAGAAAAGCCATAAATTACGAAAGAAGATCACCTCCTTTGCAGAGGATTTTGTTCAGCAAGGTGAGTGTTTTTCAAAAATCTTTTGGGATGATACGAAAGGTGATGTTTTAGGTTACATGCAGGAAGTGGATGAAGAAGGTGAGGGCCTTACTGAAGAGGATGGAAGTCCAAAACAAGATGAGACCGAGCCAGTTATGAGTGGGGATTTTGTATTTGAAAAAATCCATGCTTTTAATATGTTAAGAGATCCTAACTCTCAAGATATTGAAGATTCTCCCTACCTAATTGTTAGAAAAATGGTTGAGAAGGATGATGTAAAGAGAATGGTAGAAGATCCTGCTCAACTTAAAGCTATTGATGATATTGAAGAAGAAACATTCCTTGTATTTGATGGGGATAAAGGAACTTATGACAGAGAAAACAAAAAAGTCATGCTCCGTGAACACTATTATCGTCCCTGTATGGAATACCCTAATGGGTACTATTATATTGCGATCAAAGGACAGACTCTTGTTGAAGGTGAGTTACCATTTGGGATCTGGCCTATTGACTACGCAGGATATAATAAAATTGCGACATCAGCTAGGCACCGATCACCCGTTAAGCAAATTCGACCTTATCAAATTGAAATTAATCGTTCTGCTTCTAAAATCGCTGAAACCCAGATAACTTCCGATGATAAAATGATTCTTAATGCAGGATCTAAGATGAGTCACGGTGGTCAACTTTCAGGAATTAGAGCTATTACTGTTACAGGTGGACAAGACCCGAAGTTCCTTGCAGGTCGAAGTGGAGAGCAATATCTCCCATATATGCAGAGTCAAATTACAGAACTTTATGAAGTAATGAAAGTTAGAGAGTATGAAGCAGACAGTGGACAGTTTGACCCGTATGCAATGCTTTATTTTTCTGCAAGAAGTAAAAAGAAGTATAAAAAACCGATAGAGGAGTTTGAAGGTTTTGTAGTATCAATGACTGAAACCTTTATTAAACTTGCTAAAGAATATCTTGACGAAAATGCCCTTATACCTATGGTAGGAAAGAGTGAGATGGTAAACATTGAAGAGTTTAAGCACTCTGAAAAAACCTCCTCTAGAGTTCAAGTGGAAGCAGTTTCTGATGACATTGAAACCATGATGGGGAGACAACTCTCCATAAATCACACTCTACAATATGTAGGAAATACTCTTGAGAAAGATGACATCGGAAGATTAATGAAGGCCATGCCCTTTATGAATTACGATGAAGCTTTTGGAGATTTTACCATAGATTACGACTCCTCTAAAAACGATATGCTTGCAATGGAAAGAGGCGAGCAACCAATGATTAATAAGTACGATAAACATGAGTATCTTATAAGTAGAGCAGTTAATAGAGTTAAGAAACCAGATTTTAGATTTTTAGGTGAAGAGATACACCAACTCTATAAAATGTACATTCAAGCTCATGAACAAGCAGAAGCAGAAAATATGCTACAAGCTCAAAGGGCAAAGGAAGGATTTATTCCGATTGATGGCCCACTAGTTTCTGTGGATTATTACACTACAAATTCAGAAGGAAAAACTGCAAGAGCTAAGATACCACAGAGAGCATTAGAGTGGCTTGAAGAACATCTCGAAGCTCAAGGTACATCTTTAGAAAAAATTGCAACAATGAATACTGGAGCAATGGCAGAAATTTCTGGAATGATGGAACAACAATCTCAACAACCCCAACAACAGCAACAACCTCCGATGCAGTATTAAAGAGGTAGATATATTATCTATCCTTAAACCCCTAAGGAGGATATAATGGGTAAGAAGTTTAAAAGTATTGATGACATTCGAGATCACATCGACAACATGGAAGAGGAAGGTGAAACAGTAGTTGACGAAACTACTCCAGAACCAGAAGCGGAGCCTGAAAAAGAGGAACCGAAACCGGAAGAGGAAACCCCAGAACCAGAACAAGAAGAGGTAAAAGTTGAAGAACCTGAAGCAGAGCCTGTGGTGGAACCTGAGGCAGAACCAGAACAGTACATTCCAAACACCAAGTATAAATCGATGGGTGAGGAACATGAGTTTGACGATTTCCTTGTGGAAGCTATCAAGACTCCTGAACAAGAAGAAGCGGTAAAACGCCTCTACGAAAAAGCATCAGGCCTTGAACATTTAGAAACTAAAAACACCATGCTTAAAGAACAGATGGAAGGTATTCAACCAGAATTGGATGAAGGTCGAGGACTTAAGCAAGAAGTTGGTTTCTATAATAATTTAATCGGACAGAAAAAATATCATGAACTCTTTAGGTCAATTAATATTAAAGATGAAGACATCTTAAATGTCGCCCACACCATCCTACAATATAAAGAGTTGACTCCGCAACAGCAGGGGGTTTATGATAGTAATATACAATCTCACCAAAGATTGCATCAATTGGAGTTGCAAACTCACCAACTTCAACAACAGGTTACTGATTCTAATCAAGGCAACCATGCTGTAGAATTAGATCAGATTTTAAATGACCCCAGTACGATGCAAGCAGTATCGGCCTACGATACAAGGCTTGGAGAAAATGGAGCATTTAAAAAAGAAGTGATCAACCGTGCTGCAATGTTAGAACAACAATCCGAAGGGAAGAATATTCTAACACCTAAACAAGCGGTAGATCAGGTTTTAAAAATTATTGGCCATGTTGCTGAACCACAGAGTACACAGGCATCTTCGAGTGATGTAGTTAATCCAGAAACACCACCCTCTCAAGTGGTAGTTCCTACGAAAAAACCAACATTACCGAATGTGAAAGGTAGCGGGAAAAGTCCTGCTAAAAAGGTTTTCAAGAGTATAGCGGATTTAAGAAAACTCGCTGATACTCTTGATGAATATTAAATTTTTCGTATAGGAGCATAATATGAGTACGGACAGATCGTTTCAAGATATGCTTAATGAGTACCTTGCAAATTCACTTTTGAAAGAAGAGCTAATTAAGCGTGACTATATTTTAACTAAAGTTAATAAAGATAATAAATGGAAAGGCGGGACTATTCCTGTTCCTTTCAAAGCTTCTGGAGCTTCCAGTGTTAAGCTTGGTGGTTTGACTGATTCTAGTGATATTGCTCAATCGCAATACATTAGAGGTGAGATCAATGCCTATAAAGAAGTTTGGGGTTCTATGATCTTTAATCACCGTGATATTATGGATCACAGTGGTCGTGTTAAAGAAGATTCTTTTATTAGAGTTCTTCCTGATACTATCGAAGATTTCATGGAGTACTTCAAGATGGTTACTTCTATTCAATTAGGAACAGGCCCATCTTTTGCTGCACCTACTGCTGAAGGTAGTGCTGCTTCTGGTATCTTTACTGTTGATAGAGTTGACCGATTCATGCTTGATCAAAAATGTATTCTTGATGATGATGACAGTGCTGCTCTTGCAGTTTATGTTATCGCTATCGATATCAACGCTTCTACAGTAACTTTTTCTGCCACTCGTGGCGGTGCTGCTGCTAACCTTAGTGCTTACACTATTGCTCAGAACTCTGTATTCTACCACGATGGTGGGGAAGACACAGCTAACCATTTTGTATCCTTGAAATCTGCTCTTCTTCCTTTAGCACAAGGTGGATCTGCTAACCTTCACGGAAAATCAAAACTTGCTTATCCCTTCTTACAAGCAGTAGCAATTGATGGTGCTGCCATCAGTGCTTCTAACATCATCGAAAAACTTTTTGATGCTTATGTTACAGTAAGAATTAAAGCAAGAGGAATGGCCAACACTGTAATGATGAGTTACAAGAACCTCGGTTCTGCAATGAAAATTGTTGAAGGCGGGAAAGGCGATTTCAAAGTTAAGCCTGATAGTGAAAAAGCTTCTATCTACGGATGGGATGAGATCACAATCATGCAAGTTGGATCTAGAAAGTATCTTACTTTCGTAGGAATCCAAGAATGGGATGACGATGTAATTGTATTTATGGATTGGAGTTCGATGACTTTTAGAACCAATGGTTTTATTAATAAGCGTACTGCTCCTGATAAGAAGCAATACTTCGAAATTCGTGCTACTTCTGGTTACAGTTATGTTCTTGACATCTTTCTCTTCGGAGAGCTTGAAGTTAAGAAACCTTCTAACTGTGCCATCGTTTACGGCATTAGCTACTAGATTTTTTAATAGGGGCAGATCATTAGATCTGCTCCTTTTCTATTTAGGAGGTTATTGTGGTAACGGAAGTATCAGCAACTGCCCTACTTACTACCTTGGGCAACGAGCTTAAAAAAGAATACATCGAATTGGACGGCCAAGGTCGCCCTTGGAAATATTATCAAGCTGCGGTACATGTCAGAGATGGCGAGCCTTGTTTGATAACTCAAGTAGAATATCCTAATCTCACAAGCACCACTATTATTAAAAGTAAAGAATACGTGGGAGCATGGGATTATGCTACGTTTGAAATTTAGGGGTGATACATGATTGAAGATCACAGACTGAGAACTAAAATATGGTCAGGTATCCAGCATCCCTATAAGCACACTTTAGGGGATTTTTCTTATGCGAATCCTTCATATAATGGAACAACTCTAGAGTCAGCACTTAACTGGCTTTTTGCTGTAATTTACCCAAACACTCAAGAGTCTGTTGCTACCGTAGGAGATCTACCTGCAGCAGGAAATACTATCCAAGACTACAGAGTAGTTTTAGATGATGGAGATGGTAAAGCAGCATCATACAGATGGGAGCAAAGAGAAGGGGATGTAACTCCTCAGTGGTATAAGATTTACGATATGGATTGGGGTGAAGACTCAATTCTCTCAAATTTTTTAAATCAAACTCAAGACGTTTATGTTTACAAACATGGTCTTGGAGATCGTGACGAGAATGGTGACCTATTCGTAGGGGAACTTTCTGGTCAACATATTTACGGTGGAGATTTAGCGGATACTAATTTAACTCTCCATGCAAATTCAGGAGATGGTGTAGGCCCTCAAACTGGATACATTCAATATAGTACAATACTACGGCCAACTTCAGATAACTTGATCGACCTTGGTGATGCTACTCACCAAGTGAGAACAGGTTATTTTGGGTTATCTGTGGTGGTGGGCGATATGACTTTATCAGACGGGAGTTTTACCTCTACTTCTGGTTTGATAAGTTTTGGAGATGAGAATCTAATAACAACTGGAACCCTAGCTTCAGGTGTGGCCACAATAGATGGTCAAATAGTGTTAAAAGAGATTGCCACTCCTAGTACTCCTGCTGCCACATATAATTCTTTATATTTTAAAGCAGATGATAAACTTTACCGTTTAGATTCTGCAGGAACAGAGAAACTTGTCGGACTTGACTTTACGTCAAGTAATGATAATCGCCTTGTTAAATCTGTAGGCACTGGTGGAGATGCTCTTGAAGAAAGTGGCATCATCGTAGGTGATACAGATATTATGAGTGGAGTTCTTCAACTATTTGTTGGAAACTTCGGAATTGGTGGAAACACAATAACTTCAACTGATACAGATGGAAATATTAATATTTCTCCTGATGGCACTGGGGAGGTGGTCTTATCTAATCTTACCCTTAGTTCTTCGACGGACGATGTAGTTCATGTCCCAAGAACTAGTGGTATTTGGACAGCAACAGGTATATCTATTGATGGATCTGATGTTGTAAGTGGAATAACTCAGTTAAATGTTGATGATCTTCGATTGGATGGAAATGAGATATCTGCTACCGATACTAATGGAAATATTATTCTTAGTCCTGATGGTACTGGGAATATCATTACATCGACTGTCCTACGACCTGTAACCGATAACACTCAAAGTCTGGGTTTAACTTCTCATCGCTTTACGGATTTATTTTTAAGTACTTCTATTGGAGATGGAACAAATTCTATCTCCATGACAACTCTTTTATCTTTTAGAGATGCCCTTGTCGGAGCAGCAAGCGGCCATACATTATTTTACGATGGATCAAAGTGGAACTCTTCTTTGATTGATAGTGAAGTAGATCACGGAACTTTGTTGGCCTCTAGTCTACTCGACGACGATCACTCACAATATCTTCTCCTTGCAGGGAGATCCGGAGGGCAAGAGATATTTGGAGGCACGGACGCTAATGATAATCTCTTGCTCTCTTCTACATCTAACGGGACCAAGGGTAATATTCTTTTTAAAGAAAGTCTATTACCTTTTACCAGTGCAAATTTCTCAGGAACTTGGCAGGGATTAGATTTAGGTGGATCTGCAAATTACGTTAGACATCTCTATTCTAAGGGAGAGTTTAAAGGATTTCGTTTAGAGAATTTTACAAGTGTAACACTTCCTGCCTCTTCTGGGAATAATGTAGGAAGGGCAGTTTACGCAACGGATAATAGTAAATTATATATCGATAACGGCAGTGCTTTTAAGGTTGCCGGAGTTGGTAAATATATAAATGATGAGGCATTTAACGGTGCTGACCTTACAAAAACTGTTGACGTTTCTAGCGAGATCGTTGACGCTAGAAACTGTATAATTCAACTATTAGATAACGCAAACAACTTTGAAAGAATATTTTGTAAACTAGAAGCGATAAGTGCTTCTCAGGTTAAGATCACTACTAACGTGGCATTACCTGCAGGATCTTATCGTCTGATTGTATTAGAATAGGAGCAGTAGATGAAAGTATATGGTGTTTTAGAACGTGCCCAAGCGGAAATATTATCTTCAGATCCTGCAAATTTAGCAGGGCGATTCTGGTACAATAGCACAGGAACTTCTTTAAAATATTCTGATGGTGCGATTAGAGAATTTGCTAATCTGGATGGGACTCAGACCTTTACAGGAAAAACCCTTACAGGAAATATAATGGCGAATGTTTCTCCTGATGGAGTAAACACCATTACCTTTCCAACATCAACAGATGTTTTAGTAGGTAAAGCTACAACAGATGCTTTAACTAATAAAGATTATGATGGGGGTACGGCAAGTAATACAAGTAGACTTACAGTACCTAGCGATACAAAGTCTAATCTTGATGGCCTTACAAGAAAGAAAGCAACACTTAATTACGCTACGGATTCAAATACTCTTTATGCCGATGACGGTACTGTACTCCAAGAGATAGGATCTGGAGGTGGAGGAAAAAGTGTCTTTGAAACTTTCGATGCTGAAGATAATGATCTCTCAGGGTTTACAACCAGTGGGGGTACATTAGCTATTGAAGATACTGTAAATGTAATTTCAGGAAATAATTCATACAAATACACCTCGGGCGGTACAGGAAATTACTATAGATTCCCGACAATAGCTTTGGAACCACGGCAGCTTGAAGCTCTAAAAACCCATTCTCTAGCAGGACTTGCAAGGATTTTAAACGGAGGACAGTTTGAGATAAGTGTTCTTGATGGGTTTAATGCAACTCTAGGATCTGTAATTATAGAGAAGAATGATGATGCAGATGCAGTACCTTTTGAAATTCTTTATAATGTGATTGCCACAAGTGTCTCAGTTAAAATTCAGGTAAAAAACCTTTTGGAATCTGGAAGTGGAGACATAATTTATTTGGACGACCTCGTATTCAATGACGATACTTTGAGTACTGCTAGTTTGGTGACAGAGGTAAAGGCGGCGTATGTCTCATCTGCAGCCACTTCTTTATCAGCTTCCTTTACTACTATAAAATATTTAACAAATGAAACAGATACTCACGATGCGTATAATTCATCTACAGGTGTGTACACTGTACCAATGAATGGCCTATACAGTATCAAGGCCAGTAACGCATGTGGAGCGGTAGCTACTGCTGATGGCCAGTATTTAGTGACATATATTTTAGTAAACAGTGTAAATAAAGGTCAGTACACTAATACAAGTTTTAATACTAGATCATTTACTCAGGCCGCTGTCTCTAAAACAATGTATCTATATGAGGGAGATGAAATAGAGATTGCCGCGACTTCCGATATTGCAGCATCAAGAACAACAGGCGCAACTGAATCATATCAATATTTTTCAATCGAAATGGTTAAAGCATCCGACCACGTAATTCGTTCCGACACTCAAGCTCTTGAGGAGCAAGTTGATTTGACGGTGACTGGGACGAGTAGTTACTCCGATGTAGAGTCAAAAGGAATATATTATACAACAGCAGACGGGTCACATCGTCTCAGGTTCAACATTTATGGGACATCCACTACTGCTACTTCAATTACTCTGACAATAGAGGGCGTAACTTTTAAATCAACAAGCGCAAATAATCAGGCTTTAGCTTCTCACCATAATAGTGGAAGTATCTCAAGTATTTATGCGTATGCTCAATTTAATACAGGGAATATTTTAATAGGTGCAGATGCTACCTCCCCAAACTGGTTAGTCTCCGGCGACGTTGAACTAGAATCAAAACCAACTTGGGGAACATCACTAACCAGTAGTGTACTCTACGCCCTTCCTGCGGCAATTGACCCTTCTCCGGTTAGGTATACAAGTAACAATGCTACTCAATACTTTACATCTGGGGCCCATATTGTTGTCGATTTCGAAGATAAGGAATTTGATAGTGATGGACTCGTAACTACGGGAGCTAGTTGGGCTTGGACAGCACCTAAGACAGGGAAGGTGAATGTATCGGCTAAGATTCAGTTTGAATATGCGTCTTGGGGTAACGGTTACACAGCCGAGATGAGAGTATTTAAAAATGGGGTTGCGTATGGTAGCTTAGCAAGAAAAGATATGCGTGTCACGTCCAGTAGTTACATTGATTTATCTGGTTCTGACACAGTAGATGTAGCAGAGGGGGATACTTTGTCGATTAGAGGATACCAAAATACTGGAACCTCTAAAGGGATAACTATAAACGTACAAAACCGTGTAGCTATCGATTATGTCACCAGAGAAGATAAGACGTTTGTTGGAACGGTTGCAAAAACACAGACTATGATGGTCCATACCTACACTGGGGGGAGTTCGTACTATACTAGTGAGGCCGCTACAGGCAGTTGGAAAACCCACGACCTAGATTCCCTAGAAAACGATATTATAGGTTCTATTTCTTCAAATATATTAACTCTACCAAAAGGTGATTACGAGTTAGAAATACCCGTGGCAGCCGATGACGGATCAGGTTGGCTAACTTTTCAGTTATATAATGTTACTGACTCTGTTACCTACCAGAGTAGATTCTACGCATGCTATTCAGGAACAGGAGAGACTTCTTTATCTTCTGCAGATATAAAAATGTCTGTAAGTATAGACAGCACTAAAGAATTTGAATTCCAGACTTTCAGTTCCGTGGCCGCAGGAAATGAATACCTAGGTAGAATCAAAGTTACAAAAATAAGATAAGGGGAAACTATGAAATATTTATTACTGCTACTTTTTCCATTAACACTTTTCTCTATGACGGTGGAAGAGATTGATCTTAGAGTTATCGAGATCGATGCTATATTAAAATAAGGAGAAAATAATGACATTAGAACAAATTGCAGCACTAACTGTCGAGGATGTTTATAAAACTCTCCTTGATAGAATCTTAGATCTTTCTGTCGTACCCGAAGGGGAAGAATGGGTGACTCTCCATGAGGATGAAGAACTTCCATTCTACGACAGACTAATTATTCACCCAACTCTGGTAAAACCTTCGATGGAATTACTGGAGGCAGAGCTTGTAACTTACAAAGCAGAACTTACTATAATAGAAGAGGCAAGACTTGCAGAAGAAGCAAGGATTGAGGATTTCACTGCACGACTAGCGGCCTTAAAGAATTTAAGATCTTCTATGGGGAAAGCAGGATTAAATCAACCAAATGCAAAAGTTCTTGTAAAAAGAATAATTGAAGAGAATGATCTAACTGCACTTGAAGCACTTGAAGCAACAGCATCCTCAGTTCAAGATGATGAAGATGCTGAAGCTGCTAGGATTGCAAAACTAGCAGCAGCAAAAGTAGAACTACAGGCAGTAGACCCTTTAACGATTAATACAGGAGATGCTGTTAAATTACTTAAAGAGATTGTAATTGTACTTCAAGAAACTATAGCTAAGTAGGTGGTAAAATGAAAAAGGGAGGACTACTTTCCTTTATAACTGTAGTACTTCTAGGAATGCTCTCTTGGGCAGGGGTTCAAATCATAGCTAATGCTAAAGACATTTATATGATGAAAGAGAGGACAAAAAATATGAAGGACTATGTTAGAAAGGACATAATGCCTAGATTTGATAAACTGGATAACAGTATAAACCGTATAAAAGAAATACTAATTAAACACGATACTCCAAGGGGGAATAGATGAACGAAGGAATTAAAGAGGTTAAAGATGCTCTAGCAATGGTATTTGCTTTTGGTAAAATATTTAAACAAGCAAAAGAAAATGATGGAGTTATAAATGCTGCAGATTTATCTTTAATGGTTGGAGCTATTCCTTCTATGGGGCCAGCATTTGAAGGCATCGATAAGATACCTGCAGAACTTAAAGATCTAGATATGGAAGAAGTAAAAGAACTTCTTATTTATTCTAGTGCCCACCTCGGAGGACATTTCGAGTCTGAAGAGTTAAAAGAGAAAGTAGAGAAAGGTCTTGCTGCAGTAGTAGCAATGTTAGAGTTCTATAAGGCAATGAAGTAAAGTGGCCCAATTTTGGGCGATAATAGGGGCGATAAAAAATGTCGCCTCTATATTTAAAATTATAGGTAAGGCCTATAATAAATATATGGACTATAAAGTTCATAAACATTACGAGCAAAAAAGACAAGCAACACAGCGAGTAAATGCTCAGATAGAAGTTGAAAGTAAAAAACCTATAGAGGAGCAGGATGATGAGAAACTTAAAGCACTACATCGCAAGCTTGTTAATCTTGGG